ATGACAGATTTTGATGCGAGGCCGGTGGCGTACTCGTACATTCGAATGAGTTCGAAACGCCAGATCAAGGGCGACAGCCTTAGACGGCAACTTGACCTTTCCCGGCAGTACGCAGATCGGCACAACCTCAAGCTTGATGAGGAAACAACCTTTGCTGACAAGGGCGTAAGTGCCTGGACCGGTGCAAACCTTACCGAGGGCCAATTCGGTCAGTTTCTTGCGGCAGCGAAAGAGGGCCGCATAAAGCCTGGCAGTTATCTGCTTGTTGAAAGCCTCGACCGCCTTAGTCGTCAACAGGTTCGAACTGCGTTGGTCCCGTTCATGGAACTGATCAACGGCGGCATCGTCGTTGTCACCCTTAACGACAACCAAGTTTACTCGAAGGCGACAGTTGACGCGAATTTCACCCAATTGATCATCTCGCTGACCGTCATGGCACGCGCTCATGAGGAAAGCGAAACCAAGAGCAAGCGGTTGAAGGCTGTGGCCGAAAATCGTCGTAACAACGCCGCGAAGGGAATTGGTCGTTTTCACCCAATGGCTCACGGCTGGATTGATCCAGTCAAGGTTGGCCACGAAAAATGGGAGTTCAGGCTAAACTCCCATTCCCTCGCCGTGCAGCGTATTTTTCAACTTTCTGAAAGCGGCATTGGACAGGTAACAATTGCAAAACTTCTCAATCGCGAAGGCATTCCGACTTTTCGCGGCAAGGGCCAATGGTACCAAGCAAACGTTGGGCGGATAATTCGCGATGAAACCTGCATCGGGACTTATCAGCCAACGCACGTGGTTGAGGGTGAAAGACGGCCTTTCGGTGAACCGATCAAAAATTATTATCCCGCTGCGGTGAGTGAAGAACTGTTTTGGCGAGTGCAGCGAGGTCTTCGCATTTCTTTTGGTCGAGGGCGGCACAAAGCAAACCGAATAACCAACCTCTTTTCGGGGCAGATCACTTGCCAGCACTGCGGGAGTTCGCTGCGACTGCGCACTGGTGGCAAACACTTCTACCTCTACTGCGACAATTTTTCGCGAACTGGAACGTGCGAGAAATCGAGCGGCCTCTATCGGTACGATGTTTTAGAGGAAGCAATCTTCAAGCACCTGGCAATCCTCGACCCCGACATCGACCGCGGTGGCGCTCAAGACCAGAACCGCGAGCAGATACTGCGGGATATCGCTCTTACCGAGCAGAGCGCGAAAAAGGCATCGCGCCAATACGACAACCTTATGGCATTCATCGAAATGGCCGATGACGATGAGGATCGGAAAAATGTCATGGCACGTCTCAAGCCGGTTCGACAGGAGAGAGAACAAGCGACTGCCCGATTGCGGGAGTTGAATGAAGACCTTGCAGCTCTGGACGGTCGTCAAAAGGAGATGTCGACTGCCGTCGAGCGCATGGAGCAAGAACGCGCACTGTGGTCGTCGGGCGATGCAGACCTTGTCTATGAAAGCCGTGCCAGGGTTGCTCGACTGCTGAAGCGGTTCATCTCGACGATGTCCATCAACTTCGAACAAAAGACGGTAATGGTTGGTGTCGCGGGCGGCCTACGTGGGTACATGTTTGATCGTAAGGGAAATTTGATTGACCAGTACGACATGTCCTCGCAAATCAACAAAGTTGGCCAACGTGTAATGTTCGCGGAACGTGGTCTCGATGGCAGGCCGGATTTCGAAAACGCCACTGAGATTAGGCCGCGAGGGCCGAGTTTGGAGCCGTTCATCAACATCAGCGGCAAAGATCACTTTGATGATGTCGTAGAGCGCAGGCACATTGCGGACGCGATCATGAACGACAAAAGCTCCCCTACCCCCATAAAATCTAAGGGCGCAAAAACACCCTGAATTCTCAGGGGTGTCTTCAAGGCACGACGAACTCGGACGGCGCGAGAATTGCGGCAACTCGATCTGGCGGGAACAGTGTAGCGGCAAGCGATTGTAATACCGGCCATAGGGCGTGATCGGAGCGGAACGAGGAAGCTGTAGAGAAGATCATTCGTGTTCTAAAATCCTGCTTGTCCATCTCAGCACCCACCGCTTCGGCCTCTTCGTGGGTCATTCGCTCCCAGAAATGAACTGCCCAGATAACAGCGATCATCGGCGGCGGTGTGTACGGGAGCCACGCACCATCTTTCCAAATCTGTCGACCATCTTCCGGCGCAGTCGGCACTTCGATCTGTTCGATAAGATTGGATGGCATTGTTTCATTTGGACCGTCGTAGCTGCCAATGAATGAGCCGTTAGTGTCTACGAAAAATCTCTGTGTCATGCTGCTGCCCTCACAATTACCTGCCATCTAGTCGGGTTCATCAGGTATAGCGCACCGCCCGTCTTTTGATTGAGGTAAACGCCACCTGACGAGAAGATCACGATTACATTCGTCGCCGTTTTAGACACCGTAATGCCGTGACCACCGTAGTTATCCGGCAGTGATGGAGCGACGTTCACTATATCGCCCACCAAATAGCCGCCCTCTGCCTGCGTGTTCACGAAATCCAATGTGATCCATGCAGGTACTTTGCCCAGCGTGTGCGCTACAGTGACAACCCCGCTGCCAATGACTGTCTGTGCAGCACTCGCAAATGGGACTTTGGCTTCAAGAGCATTGGTGCGGATCGTCAACGCGGACACGTCATTTCCGAGTTGAGTAAGGTCCGCGCTTCCGGTTGTTTGGTCGGAAGAGAAAGCCTTGATCCAGTACGTGACCGTGACGTTGGCTGGTCGCGTTTCATTGCCAGTACGTGGAGTGCCGTTAGCGCCGTCTGGTAGATCAGCACCATGACCGTTTGCCGATCCCCACGAAACGTTCGAGTAGCCATCAACGATGTAGGGCGTCGGTCCATACTGGTTGTTGTTGACCGGGACAGAGATGGTCGCGTTCGTAACTCGGTTCGCGGGGTGTCTGTGGTTCTGGAATGCGTCTTGCTGGACTGTTCCAAATGCACGAGCGCTGTCAACGGTCTGTCCTGTTCTCCAACCACGTACGAAATAGCCACCCATATCAGGCAGCAGCGGGTCGCCATTCCCGTTGACTGCCCAACCACGAACAAGACCAAATGCGCGGAGATCGGGATAGGTCGCAGTGACAGCAGCACCGTTCGCAAGCAAATAGCCAACGGGCGCTGAACTGTCGTTTCCGTACAGCATAATCATGCCGCCTATTGGCACGCCATCACCTTTGCCCGGAACATAGCCAAGTGCTCCGCTGATATCAGCTGCAGTCAGGAGCAATTGATGAGTGTGAGAGGTCGCCGTGACGCTGTTGGTGGATGAACCCGAAATAGCTGTTGGAGTTCCAAGCGTCAATGTGCGGTTGGTGGATAACGAACCACCTCCAGTCAAACCATTCCCAGCAATCATCTGTGTGACCGTGAGCGCAGGCGACAAGTTGCCCTGAGTGTACACCTTTGAGCCGTTCACAAACGCTTCACCTGTCTTGGTCAAAACTAGCGAGTTAGTGAAATTGGCCGCGAACGCGTCGGTGCTGTGCTGGACAACAAAAGAGCCATCATTAGCGTCAACGACATTGCGCCAAGCGTTGTCCGTTGTTCGCGATAAGCGAACTTCCGGATAAGCCGTGTTGATAAGGATAGCACCATTCGACGTAATCGGTCCCGAGAACGTCTTGCTTGTAAGAGTTGATGGCAGACGTGCATCTGCAATCGTTCCCGTCGCAATGCTGGAAGCATTCAGGTCAGTGAGTGCAGCACCGTTACCCGAATGTGTTGCCGTGATATTCGTAGCGTTTACGGTCATCGCAGACACGGTGTTCGCGCTGAGCGTGCCGGTGAACTTCGGATTGCTAATGTAGTTTTCAAGGCGGAAGTTCGTCCCATCGTAGATGACCGCGACTGCTGAAGCGGAAACGATTTGTCCCGCTGCTAATGCTGCGCCATCCTGTTGCAGGATCGACTTTGCACCGAGGCCGTTGATGTTGAGCGTCATTGCCCCTGTGTTGGTCTGCGAAGCGAAGAACGCATAGCGCTCACCTTTGACAAGTGAATCCGGCGTAGCTGCCAGCGTCAGAACCAGAGCGGTTGCCGTGCCGGTCGTCGTGTAGATGGCGTTGATCTTGTTATAGGCACGTTTTACAGCGCCGCGTGTGGCTCTGAGAATTGGAGCAACCGTGTTTGGTGGATATCCACCCTGGATGCCGTCAGGCGCGACACCGTTATTGTTTGAATCCACCTCAGACCACTTAGGGTCACTAATATCTACCATTGGCGATCACCGCTTTCTTATTATTCTTATTGGGTGTCAGGAGCAGTCGTTGCCGCTCCCCGTATTTAATTGTTATCTTCGTTTTGAGGCTCATAACCCACGCTGCGTAGGTAGTCGTAGACTGCCGTGCGTGTGACCGGATCAGGCGTTTTGCGTGCGATATCAACCAGCGCGCTAACATGCTTGCGCAGTCCGCCTTTTTCGACCTGGGCGCGGGGAACGCCTGCGAGCCAACGAACTGTTTCCGGGTCGGAAAGCATCTTCGCTTGATACCCCTTGCTCAGAGCATTTACGCCCTTTGCACCCGCTGCCAGCGCGAAGCCCTTTGGACCAGCCAATGCCGCCGCAAGCAAACTGCCCTTGTCGAAGGGGTTTGCCTCATCAAGCATCGTCTTGTGGGTTTGAGTGTTGGAGTGGTTCTTGTGCTTGCCGTACTTCGCCATATCGTCTGCGATACGCGCCAGACGATCTAGGTCTGCGCGATACTGAGCGCGACCAGTTCCCTTGAACAAAACATCTTTCGCTTCCGGCGCCATCGCCTTCCAGTTACGCATGAACATGCCGGGATCATAGGAGCCAACATCATCGGCGTTCTTCAAGCCCATGCGCTCCACAACGGAGCCGGTGAGATTGTCCCATGTTGCTCTGCCGTCTTCACTCTTCTCGATCTGACGACGAACAGCGTTCAATCGAGAGCCGCCCTCTTTGGACTTGCCCATAACATAGCCGTAAACCTCTTCCGGCGTCCGCTTATTCATCAGCGTGTTCACGGCGCTGCCTTTGCCGAAACCAGTCTCACCATCAACGGTGCGGCGATAGTGGTTATTCGCCTTACGGAATGCTTGCAGAGCGTCATCGCCTGCGCCGCGTGCTGTTGCTTCCATGTCTGCTGTGATCGCGTTGCGCAGCCCTTGTAGGTGCGATTTCAACGCGGGGTCTACGTCGGGCTTGTTTGCGATCTGAGAAATGGCCGTACGTGCTTCCTTCAACTTCGTGAAGGTCATGCCTTTGTTCATATCATCCACAATCGCTTGCGTCTGACGAATGGCTTGATCGAGTTGAGGACCACGATTGAGAGCTTCCGACTTGCCAAGCCCCTTCTTAGTTTCTGCCAGAGATTTGCTGAACGCCTTTGTCGCATCGCTGGTCACAGCCTTATCGCCGGTCAAACGGCCAACATCATTGTAGAGGCTTTCCGAACGCGCATAAGCAGCGTCTTTTGCTGCCTGTGCCTGCTCGCGAAGCATATCACCGAGTTCTTGGCGGGTGGTCGTTTTCAAACCGGGATTGGTGCGGCTGGTAATGCCATCAACGATGCGGCCGAATTCATCACTTTGCTTGGTGTAAGCATCGCCCATGCGCTCTTGAACGTTCTTGCCCGCGCCGGTCATCGACAAAGCGTGTTCCTTGGCAGCTGCGCGAGTGGAGCCTGAAACCATGCCAGTCGTTGGCTGCACGCCGATATCGGTAAAGTCTCTCCATCGCTGCGCAATCACTGCGCCGTCGTCTGCGTTTCCGATGATCGTGTTCTTGACGGGATTAAAACCGCTCCGAGGAACAACGGTTGTTGCTCCCATTGGAACCGCGCCTTGCAGACCTGCGGGACTAAACGTCGTCGCAAATTCGAAAGCGCGACCGATACCCTCATCGCTCGTCGGATCAAACTTGCCGGCCATTGCATCGCCGGGGGTCATGAACGCCTTCTTGAAACTGCCAAGCAGACCGGCATTACTGTCGAAACTCACTTCGCCGCTTGCGTCCTTGCTTAACGGGAGAAGCGAGCCACTGAATACAGGCTCGGGATTTGCCTCTGGTTCAGCCGACCAATCACGTTCCCATGGCATACCGCCCGTTGGTGCTTCTGATTTCTTTTCTTTTGCTGGTTCGTCCCAGTTCATTTCCCAAGGCATTGCCATCATATGCGCCATCCTCCGAGGCCACCGAGACCTCCCATTTTTTGTTTCTTGAGCAGTTCCATGAGTTCTTGCGGGCTTAGGGCAGCGAGCGCTTTCATATCGCCTGGAACTTCATCGCCGGTCTGCGTCTGCGAGTTCATGAGGCTGACTTGCACTGGCTGCGCCTGACCACGGCGGGCTTGTCCCGCTTGTGCGGCCTGCTGCGCCTGCTTGTTGAGGTCATCCGTTTGGCTTGAGTTGGCAAACGCCCTGCTGAGCGCTCCAAGAAGGTTGATGCCCTTCTTTGTGTTGACGCCCATAAACTCGTCGGGGAGAACTTTCGGAAGCAGTGAGGCCTTGGCTTGATCTGCTGTTTCAGTGCCTAGCACGCGGTCGAAAATCCTCTTTCCGATGCCACGCTCGTCCGGTGCTGCGGCCTTAGCCTGCAACTGCGGATCGGCTTGAACGACTGGCTGTGGTGGCGTCGATTGTGCGGCTGCAACGACTTCGGCAACCGGATCAACCGGCTCGTACTTCGTGCCGTTGTATGCGGCGGATAACCATTCCGGCGCATTCTCGCCCTTGCCACCAGCGCCCCACACTCCAGGCTTTCCTCCACCGATATGCATGGAGCCTGCTTGCATGTAGCCGGGACCAGCACCAAAGCCGGTTACCCCGTTCTGCTTGCCCTTGCTGACAATCTCTTGGAAGATGGGAAGATCGTCATTGTTGGCCCAATCCAGCCTACGATCGTCCTTGTAGAAGAACGCATCTGCTGCGCCGCCGTGGTCATGTCGAATGCTTCCAACACGAGCGCCGCCTTCATCTTTGGATGGTTGACCACCGGAGAAGACTTCCATCGTGATCCCCATGTCCTGCAAATAGGACAGGCGGTTGATCAGGTCTTCGTCTAGCGGTCGATTACGTGTTGCGCCTTGATTTCGATATCTGATGTAGTCTGCCAAATATTCCTCGTCCCTTTTCGGGCTTCTTATTCTCTCCGCTTGAGCGGGTTATAGAATGGGTTTCCAATTCTCTTTCTTGTTGCGGTCACCGCCTTTGAAGCGGTACTGCACACCATCGCTGCCTGTGACGATCATCCCGCCCTGTGCTGGCCTCGTGTTCCCGTTCCTCTGTTTATCAGTTCCAGCCTTGAACGATTTGAACTTCGTGTAAGGGTTAGGAAGTGCTGCGATTTCCTTGTCACCGTCTTGCCAAGTCAACTCGCCGCGCTGGACTCGGTTTGCAATTTCGGCGGCAGCGATCTTGTTCTGAGCGACCGATTGCATCGTGCTTGCGATGATCTCGTTACCTTCACGCGTGTTGCCAATGCTTGGGATGCTCAACAGGAACTGCTTGGCGTCAAAGTCGGATGTTGCACCTGAACCAGCAGGACGCAGGTTCGGAGCGATACGCGAAACGACCGCTTGATAGGCTTGGATTTCGTTGAGGCCATCAACACTGACACCAGCCATTTCCGCATAGGGACCAATAGCGGCTTTCCATTCCGCACCTTTACCAGTCTCAACTTTGCGGCCCAGATCGATAAGCAAGTCCATGTCGCCAACCATCTGATTAGCACTTGCGCCAGCTCCCGCGATCTCATCAAAACGCTTTGCTGCGTTCTCGTCGGACTTCTCTTTGAACTTGTCACTGTTGCCGCCGACTGTGACCTGTGTTGAGCCGGATTTCTTATTCCCACGTGACCATGTTGTGAAATCCTGTGGCGTGCGACCAGCAGCGGCTTCTTGCTGCTCGTAAAGTTCGTATTCGCGAATGTCGTCGGTCTTCTTGTACTGCTCTTCGCCCTGCACGCGACCAGCCGCTTTACTGCGCTCGATTGCTCCCGCGCTCTCTTGTACGCCAGGAGCCAACAAGTAACCGCTATCGCCGCGCACCATGCCAGCCTTTGCACGCTCGTCGTCTAGGCGCTGAATGCGCTCAAGGATGGTGTTGGCAGCGCTAAACTCGCCCATAGCCAAATACTGCTGGTACAATTTCTTCAAATCAGGAATTGAAAAACCCGCGTCGCCATCTGTGTTGATGACAGTGGCAAAGTTCTGCGCGGCTTGTCCCTGCTGCAACTTCACCTGATCACTGCGCAGCTTCGCGCGACTTACTGAATTCGAAACCGCGTCGTTTCGTGCCTGCGCATAGGCTTTGGCACCTGCACCAAGCCCTTGCCCGACTGCACTCAGAGTGTTCATTGGCGTTGCGCTTGGCCCACCAGCGACCATCATTCCCGCACCTGAGTTCAACAAAAGCGAGGCAAGTGCATCGCGCTTATCCTCGTCCTGGGGCAGGAAACGAGATAGGAGATTTTGCTGTTGCGGCTGTTGCTGCTCTTGTGGTTGCTGCGCCGTGCCAATTACGCCGGTCGGTGCGTCCTGACCGCCTTGCAAGCGCTTGAGAAATTCCAATAGATCGAACATTACGCCGCCTCCATGAATGTGTCTGTGATGATGTGTTTGACGCCAGCGATCTCAACCACAGCATCCGGCAGAACCGCCTCGACTTCGTGCGCCAATGGGCCGATGAACACTTTCTCTGGCGTGTCCTTGTACGCAAAGCGATACATCGGAATGCCGTTCGGGAAGTATCCAACGCATTCGAAGACGATCTTTGTGCGCTTATCGCAAAGCGCGAGCATACCCAGGAGCGAGGTCATCGCACCCAACGCTTGGCTTCCTGAGTTGGAATACACAGGCGTTGTCGTATTCGAATAGTTGCCGTTGTTCGCAAGGCTGATCATGCTCGCAGCTGCATTGATCGGTGCATTTTGGATGAAGTCATGACGTTGAATGTTCGCATTCAAGACGTCCTGATTTCGTGTATCGATCTGCGCACCGACCTGTCCGAGTTTATCGGTTGGGAGATATTGGTTCGCATATTGCTGACCGGCCATACCTGCGCCGTTCAACTGCGTGTTGGCTTGAGCGACCTGATTACCGGCCTGCGAGTTGGCAGCGTTGAGCATCTGATTGCCGTTCTGCAACTGGTTGCTGATGCCGGAATTGTAAATGTCGCTTTGCAGGCTTGTTCCCCGCAGTTGAAGGTTCTTGTCGAATTGATACGCACTGTTAGCGGCATTAGCCGCGTCATTGCGCAATCCCTGCTGGTTAGCGCTCGTGCTTGCTAGGTTCTGATTAGCGTTCAACTGGTTCTGCTGATCGCTGTTGTAGAAGTTGCCGTACTGACCAGAAGCCGACATTTGGCGATCCTTGTCCGTGTTGTATTGGTTGCCGTACATGCTCGTTGCCACATCAGCCATTGCCGTCGCTGTTGTTGTCTCCGCATTGTTGCGCTGACGCGCATATGCGCCCGATCCCATACGACCGAGACTTGCTGCCTGACTGTCGATCTGTGGAGCGGTGATGTTGCGGAACTGATCTGCAATCTTGGTCTGCTGGTTGCTGACCATTGCATCCAAGTACGGGTTGTTGCCGACATTTGCACCGGATGCAGTTGCTTTCAGATAATCCATCGCGGGATTATTGCCGGAAGCTAAAGCACCAGCCTGAGCCTGTTGCGCACCGAGAGCCGCGTTCGTGAAGTTCTCACCCGCTGTGAGCGTTGCGTTGCCAGGACCACCAGTTCCACCAGCAGCGAGGTTAGCAGCGCTTGTGGCAGCAGGGTTAGCTCCCAGGTTCAAGCCATTCTGCAACTGCGACAGCGTGGCGTTTGGTTGAGAACTGAACGCTCCACCTGAAGTGATGTTGTTCACTGCATTGCTTGCTGTGGCTAGGCCGCTTGCGGCAGAACCGGAGCGGGCCAAAGCCTCTTGCATGGAGAGCGCGTCCTTAGTTGCCGATGACTGATCCGCAACTGTTGACCCCTGATAATATTCAGGTTTGCCCTCTGAATAGAGTTTGTCGGCTTGAGCGAGGTACTTGGAAATATACGGCTTTGCGCCGTCCCATGGCTCTGTCTTCGTTGTTGTTTCTTTTGGTGCTTTAGAGACCATCGCGTAATTTCCTTATTCAAAATTCCTTGTACAAATTGACCGTCCGCACCTTGAAACCGTGGGGCGTGAGTGCGTTTTCCCAACCCGGCCTTCCAATGCCGTAGAAGCCCTTGCAGCCCTTGGACTTTGCCCATTGCTCGATTTCGCCCGCACCGTTCAAAATCTCTTCCAACGCGTTCGCCCGCTCGCCACCGACCAAATAGAGGTGACAAACATCGACATCATCGACGTTGAGGATTTGCGTTACTGCGACTGCGTTTTCGCTTGTCCAAAGCAGGTATTTTCGTTCGACCAGACCATTCAAAAGGTCTGCTTCGTCGCCACCGGAGAGTTGACGCCTGAGTGCTTTGATCAGCCAGTCGCGAACACGAGGATATTCGAGGTCGAATTGTTCTGCGGTGTCGATTCTCTGAACTGCCATCACACTCCATGAATTACGTAGTCGAACGCACGAGGCGTCGTTGAGCTTGGGTGGGTGATCGTGAACTGACCGCTGGCCTTACTGCTTACAAACGTTGTAGCGGCGATTGATGCCGCGCTCGTGTTTCTAGGCTGCAAAACGATCACGCTATCCGCCCTAATTTTCGGATTGCTGACCACGGTCGAAGTCTTCGAAAGAGCAAGCGTTATCGATCCAGTGTTCTCGAACTGGCGCACGAGTTCATTCACAACCTGTTGCACCTGTCGCTTGTCATCTGCATTGTAAATGCTTTGCACGCTTCACCTCACCTGTTGCCGTATTTAGCGGAAGCCAGCGGAATTAGCGTCAATTTGCAGCGCGAAGGCTTTCTGCCATTCACCATTCAGTTGCAGTCGAACGCGATGAAATCGGCCTTGCAATCGGAACGGCGCAAAACCCGTATCGGGATGAGTGGTCGATGGCAGCGACCAAGAGACGTCGCCGTTGCTGAGACTTCTTGATCCAACAGCAACCGCAACAGTGCCACCAGCGCCTTCGAATAACGGACGCACACCAAGCACGTTTGTTCGATCACCCATTGAACGAGGATCGACCGCACGCACGGCATTGATGAGATGTTGTTCCTGTGTCTCGATCACCGCTGGGAGCGTTGGACCGGAGAACGAATAAATCGCCCCATTCATGTCCATGCCCCACATGATGGAGTTACCACCGGCCCACATTGGATCATCGAAGCTCGCAGGCACATTGTCGATGCTGCCGTAAATGTCCAACTGGTCGATAGTCCAAGGCAGTGTGCGGGCGCTGAACAGGAAGTCTGTGGTTGCCTGCGCTTCTGACCATTCCCCTGTTTGGTAATTGTAGATGAGCATCTTATCCGGTGTATTATCCGGCGATTGCGTGCTCACGTATGACCAGTAGATGAGCGTTTCGCGTGGATCGGCCACCACGCTCATGAATTGGTAGAAGCCTGGATCAGCATCCTCCAAGAAGTGCTTGTTGATCTTGCCGATACCGATTGGCGCGAGCTGGTCGCCGCGCTCATGCATGTAAAAGCCGTCATCGCTGAAGAAAAACGACTTGCCTTCGATCGCGATCAGGCTTTCAGGGATTGTGCAGCCTTTGCCTTCAACGCGGGTGTCGAAGCGGAAGACATATGGCGCACCGATGTAGGTGCCTTGGACAACAGCGCGTTGCATGTAAATCCAGACGCTGTCATTGCACACGATGCCTTGGATTGCCCCATAGCCGTGAATGTCTTGGAAGTCTGCTCCGGTCTGCGCTGAGAAAGCCCAATCGGCGGGAGTTTCAAGACCACTCCAACGAACTCGGTTTGGTTTAGCGCCGTCAAGTGGATCGGACGTATTTGCCAGGATCACATGTCCCTTGTGCGTACCCACGTAGCGACCACGAGCAAGTGTCGTGAGGGCGGCAAACTTTGCCCCCGGCGCATCGTCTGTGTTCATGTCGATGTATTGGGGCGCATCATTGAAGTTGGTGAAAATCTGGTACGAACCAAACTCGACCGAGTTCCAGCGCTCGCGATCACCGCTCAAATACCCGCCGCTACGGCTTACATCGGTCCAAGCGTGTGTCTGCGGTGACAGTTTGTAGAGTTTGCTTGCGCAACCACCGTACACCTTTGCAGTTCCGAACTGGTCCTGACCTACCGCCGTGCCTGTTGGTCGGCTTTCCATACTGGTGTCGAAGAACAATTCGGCACGACGGAGCGGGTTATAGGTCACACTGCCTGCAAAAGAGCCGATGCCAGGAGTGACATTGCGGGCGACTGTGACACCCGGATTGTTAAGGTTTGGCAGGTCAGGACGCCAAGGACCGAGAGCGCTATCGAGGATCAAAACAATGGTCCTCCGAAGTCGATTTCGACTTGATTGCCGCTGCCTGTTGCGCGGTTATGATCCGCGACCACGTTGGCAATCGCCTCGTTCAGGCTGGTCTTTTCCAGCGCTTCGCTGTCCTTGTCCTTCATCCAGCGATAGGCGCGGACAAGCGCTGAGTGGAAGATAACAGACGAGAAGCCGTTTTCGGTGAGCCAGTTGCTTTGACGGGTCGCATCGATGAATGGGACGCGAGCGTAATAGATAAGTTCAACGCTTCGGCTCGTGTCGCTTGATGGCACGAACACCAACTGCTTGCCCTTCTGGTAGTAATTGATCGAGCCTGTCAGGAAGTCCTTGCGATAGATGCTCGTCGGAATGGCGAGTTCGCCATCAACCACGACACGACGTGCGTCTTGAAAGTCGGTCGGCAAAGCTACCGTGTTGTCAGCCGTTGTGAGCGTGACGGTGGTTTCTTGCTCGTAGTGCTTGATGAAAGGTGCGACATCGGCCTGACCAAGCGCGATGAAACTTGCAATCGGTGCATCCGGTCGCATGATGTAGTCGCCAACGGCAGTGAGAATTTCATTGTAGGTTTCAAAGGCCATCGTCAGACCCTCAGATCGTTTGTGCGGACCCAAGCATTATCTGAATCGTTGAGCCACTTCTTGAAATCGCTCGCATCATCGGTGATGCCGCTGGCTTGCAGTTCAGCATAGACGGTCGCCGGGATTGCTGCGACTTGAGTGTTGTTCTTGATGCCGCCGGTTCTGGAGTAATCCTTCGCAGCTTCCTTGTTCGCTTCCATCACTGCTGCGAAAGTGTGATGCAAACGCTCTCTGCGAATGTGCGCACCTTCGTTGTGCCAGATCTCGGTCACTTGACCGTTGGAGTACATAACGCGACTGGTGCCTTCTGGGATAACTTCTCCAACAGTGCGGTCGCCAAAAATTTTAAATAGGTCTTGGAATTCCAAAGATCGCCTCGTTTCTTATTATTGTTATTGGCGATGAAAATGAGGGGCTTATCGCCCCTCACTTGATGTCTTACTGAACGTCTGCGATCTTGACGTTCGCACGCTCGTCTAGTGCCTTGAGGGTCACTTCGCAGAGGATAGCCTTACGATCACCGTCAACGGTCTTCGCGAGGTCTTCCTTTGTCCATGGTGTCAGGTACGCGAGCGACCACTTCTTAGGGTCGATAGCGAGAACCACCGACGTGCTCATGTAGAAGTTTGGGATGATCTGGTAGACGCCGAAGTCACCAGTGTAGACATCAACAACGTTGTTGATCTTCTTTTCAGACAAATCCTGGTAGCGAGTGCTGTTACCAGTGAACGCCGAAATCTTACGCTTTAGCGAACCACCAACAAAAATCTTAGTTGGCTTGCCGCCCTTTTCAGCAGCGCCTTGGAGGCCTGCGTTGAACATGTCTTCTGTAAGCGCACGAAGCGTACCTGTTACGGTTTTGCCGTAAGTCGCGCCGTTATAGCCGGGAGTGGAGCCGTTGGTGCCATGCGACACGTTTGTTGTGATCATGGCTTCTGCACCAGCCATACGTCCAGCGACGGCACCAGTCGGAGCAACGGACGCCTGACCACCAATAGCAGCCTTCTCAAGGTCCAACTTCAATGCGCGTGCAACCTTATCGATCTGATAAGAGAAAGCGTCAGAAGTGCCGAGGGTTTCGGATTCACGAAGTGTACGAGATACTTCCGCTGTTTCGCGGAAAATCTGCGTGTAGTTCGTACGCATTACAGGGCCGGTTAGGTTCGCGTCTGGGAACGCAGCGCCTTCAATGCCAGCGTTATCCGCGTTTGCGGAGCGAAGCGAGTCATTGAAGAATGAAGTGATCGGGTTAGTCGTTTTGTCTTCGCCGATAGCGGAGATAAACGGAGTGTCCTCTTGCGCGAGGGTGGAAATTGATTTGTGCCACGCCTGCTTGACGTTGCTAGAATCTGTAGTTTTGAAAACGGCCATTATTGGCTTCTCCTTATTATTCGTTATCTAAAAGGTATTTGAACATGTCCTTTCCATCGACGTGACCGTTTCTCAGCTCGCTGAGTTTTCGGTCGAATCCTGTCTTGGTGGACTTCTTCGATGCAGTCGTGCTCGGCTTGATAATTGCCGGTGTGGACTCAATCTTCTGAACCGCTGCTTTGACCTTCTTTGCTGCTTCCATTCCGAGCATTGCGTAATGGGCGAGCGCGATGGTGCGGGCATCTGTTACGGTCAGAATTTCGTCTGGGCCGTATCCCTGCTCCTGTAGGAACGAGGACATTTCCAAAAGACGAAGATCGGCCTTTTTCGGATCGCCAAAAACATCGGGCAAACGCTTTGCGAGCAATTCGCGACTTTCGATAATCTCGTGGCGTCGCTTTGCTTCTAGGTGAGCCGCGTTTTGACGCGCCAACTCAACCTGTGCATCGTGGATCGCCTTCACGGCCTGTTCACGAGCGCTTTGCTTCTGCTGCCATGCTGCTTTGTCCTTGTCCCAACGAATGCGTTTCAAGTTCGCTTCGTAAGGGTCAGTTGCGAATTCGCTTTCCCAATCCGGCTCTGGGCCGAAATCGGTCATTTCGAAAACCTGTGCAACATGCGCGGCTAGATCGTTAATCGCCTGCTCAGATTGAGCACGAATTTGATGAAATTCAACTTCTTGAACGATCCACTTTTTGCGGTGCTCTCCAAGTTCTTGCATCTTCCTCGTGTAGTCGGCCCAGCGAAGTCCTCTGTCTTTCAACTCTCTGCCAGTAAGTTGCTCACCGTTAACGTTTATGAGCGCGTCATCTGCCAGTTCGATTGCTTCAACAGCCGTCTCTTGCTCGGCCTCTGCATCGTCCAATTCATCTTCTAGGTCGTTGGAGTCCTCAGCGGATTGTTCCTCGTTGCCCTCAAATTCGTCTTCCGATGTTTCGGAAACACCTTCGGTTTCCGCTTCTGCATCAGCCTCTGCGTCTTGGATTGTAGCGTTTTCGCTGTCCAGCAAAGCCTTAAATGCGTCTCGTGTGTCTTCCGACACTGAACCAGTCCCGTCACCGGGATTGTTGGCCAATTCCATGAATTACCTCAGTAATTGTTATTGATAACGTATTTACTGAGGAACGTTGTTCTTGATGCTCTTATGCGTCGTTCTCATGCGATGACACCGCAATCTCTGTCTCTGCTTGCGCGACATACTTTTCCAGTCGGGCGATAAACAGGTCGCACGCGTACATGATGCGGTGTATCTCTTCTCGCTCTTCACGATCCACCACGTTGGTCTTGCGGAAGCGGTCGAATATTTCTGTTCGTACCTCATCCGTGAGCATCTGAAATTCCGGCATGTCCAACACGCGTTTTGCATTTCGTCCGCGTGCGATAATTTCTTGGTTCACTGCTTACTCCTTATAACTGCGGAGGCATCTGTGAAGCCTGGGGAGGCATCATTGCCTGCTGCTGCGCAGCTTGTGCTGCCGCTGCTTGCTCCTGCTGCGCTTGCTGCTGCTGAGCCTCTTTGATCTGCGTCTGCGCCTCGTTCGCCGCGACCGCAAAATCTAGGTCGTTGCGCTCGCGGGCCTGCTCTTGCTGAATGCGTGCGATGTTGACCTGAGCCTGGTACTTAGCCTCGATCTCGGCACGCTTGATTTCCAAATCCTGCGCCATCTGATCGCGCTTTAAGTCGTCTTCCATGCGCAACTTGTTCCACTGGAACTCGTATTCCTTCTGCTTTGCAGCAGCATCTAATTCGCCCTTGATACGCATCTGCTCAATCAACGCGCTATTCGGGTCCGGTGCAGGTGGAGCCGGTGGCTGTGGTGGCAATGTCGAGGGATCGACAAAGAAGGCCTGCGCATTCTTGAAACCCGCGTTCTCGGCAATCTTCGTTGCTGTGGTGTATAGTGTCTGTGGGTTCGCAAGTCCCATCGGCTGGAACTGCGTTTGCAGCGCCAATACCTGTTGCAGGTTCGCGGAATTTCCAATCTTGTCAGTGACGCCGAACGCGACATTTGCTGTTACGTCCATATCAGCATCCCACATGTCGATTTGGATCGGAGTGAAGGAACCTGTCAGGCGACGAATGTAAGTTTCCGCATCCTTTGGATTGGATTGAAACAGGTCAACGATAATGCGGAATAGATAGCGATAGCCGGTGTCTGCGAACTCGCGACACACTTGCTCCACAAGCATTTGCTGGCTGCTTGCGCGTTGCGCGTTGGCGGTCGCGGTCGTGTTTTGCAAGTCAGATGCGTTGACCGATGCCAATGCACCACCGACACCGGTAGTGTAATCAAGTTCTTGATTCAGACTGTCGATCATCGGCTGTGCCTGCATCGCCGTAAACGGATGCTGCACCCAAGAAATACCTGCGCTTGGGTCTTCGCTTCGAATTGCTTTACCAGCGTGAATATTGAGAAGATCGTCAGCACGGACGAGGTCTGGATTGTAGACAGTAATCGGATTGACAGCCTTATTCAGATTGTCGTGCTGCGCACGAGTGATCTGCGACTTCAAACGCTGAGCGGGTCCGACGCGATCAACCATGCCCTGACCAAACAACGTGTTTGGAATCGGGAACGGCACGAATGCAGCGTATGGGTAGAACTTGCTGACCTCTTCGTAATGCAGCAGGACTGGCTTATTTTGCAGGTCGCCAGCAAGCGTGAAGCGGTAGTGACGACGCTTTCCAGTCCCAATATCCGTCTTCATATAAATCTCGTAGACCGTAACTTTATCTTCAACCGCGCCCGCGCCGTCGTCGTAGTCGGTTTCTTTGCTGCGCTGACGGCCCATTCCGCTTCCATCGACTTCAGCTTTCGGAATGTCGTTCACCTTTTCCGCTGGGAAATTCATATCCAGCAAGTCGCTTCGGCTCTTGATGCTCTTGTGACCCTGCAAACTGGCCTTGATGCCCCCTGTCTGCTGGTTGATTTCCGCATCCGTCGAAACGATGAAGTCTTCGGGAGGCAAGTTGATGATGTTGACCTGTGGAATCTCCCGGACACGTCTAAAGGCGATGTCGCGGACTTTTGGCTGCATCTGCTTTGCAAGCGCTGCTAGTTCAGGTGGCATTCCAGGCATAGCCTCGGGCGTAGGCGCATCATATGGCTCGCCATGGCCCTCAATGACGATCTCACCGCGATCATGTTGTTCTTGGAAAGCGACGAGCTGAATGTCCGATAAGCCCTCGGCAGTTTCTTCGCGTAGTTCTTCACGCTCTTTGCGAAACTCCACCATTGTCACGCCCAGGCCGGTTAGGAAGCCATTTTTGACCCATGGGCTAAGCATTGCGACGTGGGAGTTTTTCGAGCGAACAACGAAGTTGCAGGCGTCCGTCATCTGGTCAGCGGTTGGCTGATCACTTGGTTCGTTTGGGGAAAACTCGACAACGCGGCCTTGGCTATCAAAGACGCGGATCAACTGCGCCGTTGCCCAATCTGTGCGCTCTTGGACGTCTGGGCTGATGTATTTGCTTTTGCCATCGCCGTCTTTGTCGGACGAGAATGGCTCGCGCTGGTAAAATTTTAGAGCGGCTTCTTGCTTGTTTGCGATGTTGGTGACTGAAACTCCAACCGCTTCACTGGTCGCTTTAGCGATACTGCTTACTAGCGCTTCCTCATCAATCTTCTTGGTTTTGGTGATTTTCGCCATCGGGCCTTTCGCGACGGTGCGACCCGTCGTTCTTATTTTTATTGATTGTCCCGTATTTATTGCGAGGTGCGTTTCCGTCACTCGTACTGGCGAAGGTCAATTTCCACGTCTGGTCGCCATTCGTACTTGCTGGCGTATCTCGTCGGGCTGATCGCGAAGGTCAGGCAAAGCGCGTCTGCGTGGTCAGGAGACACACCTTTGAACCGCTTCTTCATGTCCGACTTCTTCTCGACTTTGATCTTGCCGCTGTCGCTCTCGTAATTTGGGAGCAGCAGTTCTTTGATCAGGTCTTCATTGTTCGGGATGCAGACGTTTTCGGTGGCGAACCATTCCTTGCACTCCCACCAAAGCTGATCGCGCAAGCGGCTGTAGAAGTCGGCGCGGCGTGTGGGGCTTGACGAAACGATGACTTTCTTCGCCGGCAAGCCCATGTATTGGAGGTCGCTCCACACACCATTGCCGATACCGATAGCGTCAACGCAGATCGCCAAAGGGCGCTGCTGTTTTGGAGTGGCCTGAAAGAGATCGCGAACTTTCATCGCGAGTTGCTTGGTTTCCAGACCGCGCCACGAGTGAACTGCGAGAACCTTGTTGTCGTGGCGGATGACCAACACGCTGCGGTCGCCACCTTCAGCCGGATCAAGCCCCCATATGATCGGCAGACGATCCGACGGTACAGCGGCCTCGTTTTCGATGGCCTGCTCGACGAGATTGCGAGGGATAAGACCGTCTGTGTCGCTTAGCGGAAACTCGCCAAGGACGAGGATGCGATACTCGCGGGAGAACTTGCCGCCGTATTCAATTTCAGCGGCTTTGAGGTCTTCTTCCGTGACATGCGGCGCGTCGGTCATGCGACCATGCACCTTCGCCCACATCGGCGCGATATTCCCGTTCCAAGTCTCCCAAAAGTAGCCGCTGGTGGTTGACGGGTTGGAGATCAGGCAAAGTTTGCCATTGGGATCGCGAAGCACGTTTACGAGCGCTTCCGTGTAGATTTCGTCGGGAACACCTGTGGCTTCGTCAACGAAGACGAAGTTGTTGATCTGGTGAATACCGCGTGCGGACGAAACGTTGTCCTTGTTGGCAAGTCGAAACTCGGCAAAGCAGTCAGCGGAGTTTTTAGTTCTTTGAATACGGGTCGCTGTTACGTCCCATAGGTCTTTCCAGACGGGGTGCATCTTGGAATGAAGGATTTGCAGTTCCTTCCAGATACCCGACTTGATCTGACCTTCGTTCGGTCCAAAGATCGTGACCTGCACCTGATCGTGCGTGAAAAGGCTCCACCACACGAGGATCGCGAGCGCACGCGTTTTGCCGAAGCCGACGCCGCCTTTGAAGGTGATGCGCTTGTTATTGCGGAAGGCGTTGCAGAACTCGATCTGCTTGGGGCGAAGCGCGTTATCCTGTCCGAATAGCGTGATTGCGAAGAATTCGATGTCCTGGTGAAACTGCTGTAGCAGCTCCGCAAATTGCTTCTGTTCCTCGGGGTTGAGGTTCATAAATTTTCTACCGGCTGTTTAAGTCCGGCTATTTATTTTCACCTCCCGTTTTGAGCGCTCAAACGGTCCTTGCGGCTAAATATGGGAAGCACGGAGAACACCCATGAAAATTCAATACGAAATCGCGGAAGGCCATAAGCGTGGTGAGAACGGCCTGACCGAATACCTCAAGATCAATCCCGGCATTCCAGCGGATGAAGCAACTGCGCAGTGGATCGAGAAACGGTTCGGCACGTGGATCACGGCTGAAATCGTAAGCGATTACACAATCGAGCAGACAAGCCCGAAATCCTTCACGATCAACTTTACCTACGACGACGATGGCCGAGAGTTTCTCGCGCTGCTCGGCGGTCACGAGATGGAGGCGTAATGGCGAAACGCGTACTCAGCGAAGCACAAAAGGCCACCCTGGAAAGAAAGAAATTTAAGCCGGGGCAGAGCGGAAACCCGAAAGGTAGACCACCCGTACCGGACGAGATCAAAGAAGCCTTACAGGCGAAAACGCTTGAAGCGGTGCAGGTCGCATATGACTTGATGATGAACAGCACGAACGAAATGGTGCGACTGAAAGCCACCGACATGTTCTTGGCACCGTTCGTCAGCAAAGCTGCGCAAAAGGTCGATGTTGATGTGCAGGTCACGCACATGGCCGATATCCTCGCAGATGCAGCCCGCGCACGAAAAGCGCTACAGGCTCAGATCATCGATGTAACGCCAGCTGACGCACAAGTAATCGATACGGCAATTCGCCAGAGTTAACCATAATCTCCTAATGCACTAATTTTTATATTGCGAATTCGGAGAAGTGCGGCTAATAACGCCTCAACGACGCATCTCCATGCCGTCGTTACAGGGCTCTCTGGTGATCGGCTTCAAACCGACTGCAATTCGATTTTGCTGGTGCCCACCAACTCAAAGCGACCGCCGCGCTGCTGACCAGCCGGAGACCGAGTTGCACCGCTGGCAATATCGCCCCGGTGATCGGTCGTGTGCATGGAGTCTAGGATGTCAATCGTCCTCAAAACTACCCTCACCCCCATCTCGTCTACGTTCCGCGGCGTACAAAACTCGTCGTTTGGCGTTAACGTCAACGATATCCACGTGTTTACGTGGGGCAAAACCCCGACATCTTCACCTGATGCGCCGCTGTTTTGTGGCAGTGCGCACCTTTGGTCTAACAAGCGCTATGTTTTTCAGAACCACGGGTGGCTTCCTGAGACAATCAACGGAGTCTTGACGGCTCCGCAGCAGATCCCGTTCAGTTCGTGGCTTGCTGCCACAGAAGCGGCGATCAAGGACTTGTTTCGTGACGCTGATCAGTTGACGCTCGCACCTCACGCCGATGGTTATCATGTGCTTCTCAACGACGACGTGGTTCTCCGTTGGGAACGACTTGAGGACGGCTCGTTCCACTGCTTCGACAATCATCAGGCACAGATGAACAAGGAGCGCATCGCGATTGCCGAAGGCCGCGCTACTCCGCCCATCGTTGCGTCAGCGCACCGAAGCGGGGATGAAGAAGGCGTTTTCTGCATGGACAACGCGGCTGGAAGCGCTCGCTTTCTCCCATTCTCAAGAGACTTTCTCGACGCCTGGGCCGAAGGCGACATCGAGCGGCTGACACCATTCGCGTACCTCGCAATGATCCGCGGATGGGCAGAGTAATGGCAAAAGTCTTCTACCGAGGTCTGAGCAAGCTCAGCCGATGACCCCTAGGCATCATGTTCCCAAGCGGATCATGGCGGCACTTGAAGCGTCTGGTGACTACAGCATCAGACGCGGCAAGCGTCACCTTCGTTTGTACGTGAAGGGCGAATTTGTCGGAGTAACGCCGCACTGCGTTTCGGGCGATGGCCGCACCCGCGTGACAGCTGAATTGAACGTATTGGCCTCGATCAAACGCGCTTCCCGATAACGCATCGGGCCGGTTTAGTTCGGCCTGATCGGCTTCCTATTTTTTCAGTAACAGGAAACTTCAATGGACCCTGAGCAACTAACGGTTCACCTCGTAACCGCGATCTACGACTATGACATTGGCTGGCATATCGCACCACTATTCTACAACGTCGAGAGCGTGAGCGATGATCCAGACCTTCAAGAAATCCTGATCCAAAGGAAACACTCTCAACTTGATGGGGATTTCCTTTCCCACGAGGAATTCCACGCTTGCCGCTGCTGTGACACCGGATTCGATCTCAAAGTAAAGTTCCATCCTGTAGCAGACATCATCGAGGTGACTGACGAGGAAAATTCATTTCGTCTGCTTTTGGAGTATCGAAAGCGGGTGAATGACGAGGGAATCGAGGAGGCTCACTACGAGTATCTCCCCCGGATCACCATGGGCACAGGTCTGACAGATTTCGTAACGGTCCTAAAGCTGACCACGACCCCTGATGAATATTCCGGTTTTGAGGTGGCGCAGCCATGAAGATCAGCCACGACGCCTTTAAGCCGATCCCCAAAAATGAAAAGCCTAAGCGGGTGCGCAAGGTCAAAACTAAAATCTCCTGGGCCGCATTCAAGAACGCTCCCGACACGGGCAGGAAAAAGAGGAAATAATGAACAACACACCCGTGGAAACGATGCTGAGGAAGTACCTCGATGCAAGCGTCGAAGTCTTGCGCATCACGGAAGAAAGCCAGGAGAAGTTGCGTTCGCTTAATGGTCCCGGCGGTATCGATACCGTCAAATGGAACGCCACCATCAAAGCGGATGAGGACGCGATGGCAGGCTGCATGGCAGAGCGCAATTACTACTTACAGGCTCTCATGGCTTGGCACGCTGACCCAAACATCGACCTGATGCTGTGGAAGCTGCAAAATCCGAAACCGTGATTATGAGGATGCTTGGATTTGTCCGGGCATTCACCTCACCGAAACTTTTCCCGTTTTAAGACCATCAAAAGAAGGATTACATCTTGGCATACTATTTTCGCACGCCCGTCGAGCCGGCATTCGCCATCATGACCGCCCTCAAGAACATTGAAGAGCTGCCCGACCTGTGCGGCCATGTTCGTTGTCGTGCCGGTGGAAAATACCTTGTGATGCCCCTTTCACCTGAAGCGCGGGCAGAGAAGACGCGCGAACTCGAAAAGTTGATCCTGGCGGCTCAGACCAAGCACCTGCTCGCTTATGACGTTTCGAAGATTGGTGCCGACTATTGGGCGTCCTGCCTGGATGCGGCGCTGGGCATGAACCAAGATGACGTCGAGAGTGAAGCAACCCTGGCGATGGACTTTTTGGTGGGCACGGCTGAGGAGAACGATACCATTTCAGGTTTGCAATATTACGCCGTTGTGGGTTTTGACACGCCTGAAGGTGCCGCGGCGTTCGTGAAGAATTTCCAAGACCGCGATATCATCGTCTAAATCGACTGCCGCCGTGATCAGGCGATGTTGTTCAAGCTGAAATACTGTTGAGGTGATGGCCCGGAGCAATCCGGGCTTTACCTAATTCGATGGTCTCAATTGACGCCCTTTAGCGACACACGATCCATTTCTCGCCATCTGGGAAAATTCCCCAACCATAGATAAATTCGAACGCGGCAGTTGCCCTAGTTAAATCGGCGCCAGGAACAAGCAAGCTAACGAACGACCAACTCTCTGTATCTTCGCTACGCCAGACATTAAGTTCATCATTCGACCATGTTCCAGCGAAGAATACCCCTCCAACCTCCGCAAAATCCTCCACTACCGGGCCGTTTGGTGGCATGGCTCCGTACCCGGAGCCGCGATTTTGAAAAGCCGCCTCAGCGCCATCTCGTGAAAAAGCGCCGTAGTCTGCCTTAAAATTGAACAGCCGTGTAGTATCAGCAGCGCCCTTTAGTTCCGCGTTTGCTTGAGGCGGGTGCCATAGAGTGACGTGCATACCCTCCCCCACCAACGCTTTTATAAGCGGTACGAAATCTGAGTCCCCCGCAAAAAGAGTAGCCTTCGAAACACGGCCACGGAAGGCGTGTGTCATCATATCAACGGCTAATCTGACATCGACGCCTTTTTGGCGCTTGTTCGGGCCCTGCAGTCGCCCCAACGCGACGTGGACACGATCTAGTGCCTGGATTTTCGCAAACCTTTCGTGATCTGGTTGGACGCGGAGCTCATATGCAGCTTCGTTCTCGCCGTGATCGCGACCCGGAACAGCATCGTAATAGAAAATCTTGTCATACCCCCCACTCGCTAACGCCTTCACGAGAGGCTGATAGCAATTTTCATCTCCGAAAAGTTCCTTGCTCATGCTTTTGACGGTAGCCCTCAGACATCCACCGTCAATGTAGAGATATTCTTGTTCTCGAACCGTCTGTGGCGAAGAGTAATACATCGGCATCGGACACCCTTGTGCGATTTTCAATGTTCTAGCATCGGCTGAAGTCTAGGCAACTAAGTTCATAAAACCGCCGCGTTGTGATCTCCTGAGGGCACCCGCGGCTTGCGCAATGTTCATGTTCTGTTCTATCATGAGCCATGCCGGATAGAACCCTTGGATATGCTGCAAGTCGGCGCATGATGGTAGTTGGTCGCTGCAAACAGTGCGGTCGGACTGCCAAGGCATTCGCGCATGATCTCGCAAGCCACCTGGGCAAGTTTAAGGACTATCGCACGGTCAAGTTCAGATGCACGCAATGCGACCCCGGCACGTGCGAAATCTACTTAGAACCCTACGGCTTTGACCGACAGCCGCAACAGATCGTGTGGAAGCCGGTGGTGCATAAAGGACCGAGTAGATAGCCAGCCTTAGGAGGCTCATACAGCGCAGCGGTCTGAGCCGAAGGTGAGAGGTGTTCTTAGCCCAAGATTCCGCTTGCTGCGACCGATGCAAAAATTCCAGAGAAGGCATTCAACGTGCCGATAGAGGCGTGACGAAAGAAGTTCTTGGTCTTATTTGGGGTCATGGCGTTCTCCTTTGTGGTCGATAGGTAAGAAACCGTGCAGTATCCAACTGCGGCTAGAGTTGCGGGAAAGATAAAACCGGTCGAGAGAAGCGAAGATATTTGGAGCCCGAATGTCGGGCTAAAAACACGCTCGCGATATACCATACAGATTGCAAAAAAGCTAGAAAATTTCGCGCTGGCCGATGCCTCGGCATGGGAAAAGGCACGCGCACTGACGAGGCTGGCAGCTGAGTTCACGGCTTGGGAAGGATTACGTGGTAAATCCACTGGATGAACCAGACAGCCCTCGCAATCATCATCTCTGGCTTACTCGTCGCTGGCAGCATTTGGCTTTCCGCGCCGAGATACGCGATCACGACAGAGAACGATGGAGTAATGCGAATCGATGCGATGACCGGCAAGATTAGTTTCTGCCGGGCCACGAGTTTCGATAGTGAACCGATTTGCTCGCCATGGGGTGAGCAATCGCTCGAACAGTTCAAGGCCGAGCGCAAGGCCAAGGCAGTTGCGGCTCCAAAGCCGCGTGAAAGCTCTCCCGAGGAAACACAGCGATTGTTCAATGAGTTGTTGGATGGCAGAGACACGAGCCAGCAATAGTTTCTGGACGATTTAAAGAATTGCAACAGCAGGCGGACGGACGCCTCAGGAGGCTCATACAGCGCGTTCTTGCCGTGCGTTGCGCTGATGCGCTGAGCGCTTAGAAACGCGTGGACGGCGCTCCTAAGGACCCTCTGATGCGCAGGCACTGCTAATTCACCTGGCCTGTTGAGGACATGGAAAAGCCCGCCGTTTCCAGCGGGCTTCGTCCGATTGCGCAAGCGGACTGTTGATTACTTCTGCTTAGCGGCCTTGCCCTTCGCACGACCAACCTTCAAACGCTCGCTCCGCTCCATGGAGTGGATCGCGATTGCGTCTTGCAGTTTCTTGTCCGCCTGAATTGCTTCCTTCGCAGCTTTCAGGATCGTCACCACTCCATCTAGATCAGCAGCGCGGAACAGTTTGCTACCGGCGATCTCGAAAGCATTCCGACCGATCCTGACGATGTAGCCAGCGCCGTCTTTGCGGAACCACAGCGACCGCGTATTGATCGTCTTGCCGTCTTTGATCTGACCAGCGTAGTCGATCTGCGTTTGTAGTTTTGTGTAGAAGATTTCTACGGGGTTCTGTCCACCAACATGACCGCTCGTTGCTGCGGATTTAAGAGTTTCCAGTGCGTTTGCCATTGCGTTGTCCTTTGCACCGGCAGCACCGTGCTGCCGTGCTTTCTTATCAATAGCCGATGGCAATTCAGGGCAACCGAAGACTGTCTATCACTCTGAAATCTCTATGTGCAGGCTTGAACAAAGCGTTTGGCGAAATCCGAAAGCGCGTAAGACGGCATCGGAATATTTTCCGCATAACCGTTCGCCGCGATCTTAGGCAAGGTCTTGTCGTTTGAGTACCCGAGCGCTTGCCTCAAGCGCAAGTCTTTGAGTTCTGCTTCCAGTCCCGCTGTACTCAGCGCAATCTTCTCATGATGCACATCCATATGTATCTGAATCAGGGTAGGACGACCGTAGGTCTTCTTTTCAGGAATATTAATGAGGCCAAGCCTTGAGAGATTGCTTAAGGAATAGGAGATGTGTTCCTCAGAATATTGACTGGTGATTGCGGTGAGTAGCAACTGAACCTCACTAGCGAACGCCACGATGATTGCCTGCTGAGCGTCCTTCTTCTGTTGAAGAGTTTCAGCGTCGGCGGAAGAAGGATCAACCCCTGCCCAAGTCGCTCTGATGTCACTTTGATATCGTGAGTAAAGTGCCTCGAATGAGGATAGGTAATTGATGATCTGGGCATCCAAGCCGCTCAGCTCTCCCAATAAGCGCGGGAAAGCTGGGTCCATAAAAGAATCCTTTTTCGTGGGATTCATCCTATTAGCTAAAAGCGCAGACCACATTTCTTGTAGGTCAGGATCTTCTGTTTTACTCGCTCCCTCAAAAATCATAAGCGCCTCGCCCATTGGCAGCGGTTTTGCCTTGTCGACGGAAACGCCGTGCTTGTTCAAATGATCTCTGGTTTTTGCCAGAGAAGTGATGAGATTTCGGGTACGCCAAAGTTTGGTGCGATCCCCGATAAGACCACCAAGCCCATCGCCAAAGAAGCCACCAACTCCAGTCCAAGTGTCGTTTAACGCTCTTTCAGCAACTCGCGCAGCGGCTGCTTCAATATCACTCTTGAACAGAACGACATCTGGCGCTTTACCAGCCTCTTCCCCTTCGGACATAGCTTGCCTCCTACTAGAACTGTATATCGTCTTCAAATTCCATCACCGACTTCGGGAGCGCGATATTGTTGACGACGAATAGATTGACGATATCGTCCCTGTCCATGAAGATTATTTGGGAGCGCCGCACCGCATCCAGTTTGCTACCGAGCCAGTTGCGGGCTTGCTTCGTTATTTCCCCGCCAGCAATAATGAACGCGTGGTCTACAAGCGCCCGGCGATTTGTCTCGGGGTCGAAAATCTCGTGACCAAGCATCATCAGCGTTTGATTGTGAATCTCAGCGACATTAAATGAACCGCTCTTGCTTAGCCCCGCCGAATCCAGTTTGCCCTTCTTAGCTTGGATGCCAAAGTAGAGGACATGCAGTGTCGGCAAGGTGAATTTCATCCACACGTCTTTTCCGTACTCGAGTGCCTTGTCTTTGTGTCCCGCTACAGTCACTCGCTGGAAACCAAGGTGTTTGAACAACGGCACAAGAATTTGCTCGATCAGATCATCCTCGGAGCACTGGTCAAGGTAGGCTGTCAGTTGGTCGCGGCGCTCAAGTTCTGCTTTGGTCATCGCACGATGCGGGTTCGCGATATCCGTGATCGAACTTGTTTGGATGTGCCGGAGCTGAGCAATGCCGTTATCGTCATAAAAGGCTTCCAAGCCCTCGTCTGTGATGACTGCATTCAAGGATGCCAGGGCTTTGCTGCGATCAGGATCACTGGGGGTTGCGTCTCGCTTGTTTAAAAGGGTTCGGATTATCCTGATGAAGCCAGCGGGCGGCAGGTTCGCTCCGGCGGGAGGATCGTCAAACACTTCAAGTAATCTGTCGGAAACCCATATCCACCGCGTGCTACCGTCGTGAATAAATTCAAGATCGCAATCCTCGAAAAAGAACGTGAGATGGCTGCTTGAGCGGTACTTGAATACAGTGCCGAAATCGTCGTTTCCGCAGATTATATCTGCGAGTGCACGGACATTTCGTTTCTTCCATTTCATGCGCCTGCACCGTTTCTTGAATCGCGAGTGTTTTTATAAGGATATCAAAAATGGTGTAGCATCTAATAGAGAATTTAAAGGTGCCGTAGGGGGTGGTGCATGGTTATCCCTCCCCTATTCTTCGGAGCAGTCTTACGACCTGTCCAGTTCCCCATTCGGCACCACGTGGCGTCCGTATAGCGCGTTCGTTAAGCGCCTTAGCAATTGCTGCCGGAGTATCACTGCCGCTGTCTATAAGCGTCTGAAGGACTTCCTGAAGCGATTCCGCAAAGGTGTTGGCTTTGTCCTGTTTGGAGTGATGAGCGCCGCCTAGTTTGACACCTCTATCTTTCGCGACCGCCAGCGCAGCCTTCACCCGCTTGCTGATCTGCTCGCGTTCCTCTTGGGCAACAGCAGCGAGTATTCGGATCGTCAATGGAGTGGCGTGCGGCTGATCGACTGCGAGGAAATCAACGCCTGCTTCAAGCAGATTGTTGATGAAAGCGCTGTTACGTGACAGCCGGTCCATCTTGGCAATAAGCAGCGTGGCTTTATGTTGGCGGGCGTAATCGAGTGCCACGACGATCTGCGAGCGATTGTTCTTTCCGCCGCTCTCGACCTCTGTAAACTCCGCGATCACGTTCCCATTTGCGAACGCTTTAACGGCTGCTCGTTGGGCCTCTATGCCCAATCCATCTGCGCCTTGCTTGGCCGTGGAAACGCGATAATACGCGACGAACTGTTGTGGTTGTGTTGGTTGCATTGCAGCCTCTGACATTGGATTACTGTCGAATGTCTGCTGCCGAAAAAACAAAAGGGCGAGCGATCTTTTCGGTTGCCCTTTGATATGGATGGCTAACAATTGCCGCCCGCTGGATTATCCGCGCCGTTACGGGCGGGCTGGGCGATATCGTGCCAATTATGTGAAGTCTGCAGTCGCTAAGTCTGCCGGTTTCGTTGATTTCTCGCTGTTAAACTTCCGTGATGATCGTTGGTGGCAGGGCTAAGAAATTTTCTAGCTTCTCATTAAGAATTGCTGGTTCCAACTGCGCTTCGATTTCTTCGAGCAGGTCGCTAAGTTGCTCTATCATCTTATCGTAATTTTTTTCCTGCTCGTCGTTCCAACCGCGTTCTTCTCTCGCTTTGAGAAGCCGTCCGGTTTTCATTTCCAGCGATAATGCGCTGCTCGCTTTGACAGAAAGTTCTTCAAGCCATTTCAGCAACTCTCCATCAAATATCCATCTCGCGTGTTCAACTGCACCCACGAACTGAAAACGTGTTTCAATGCTCATCGCGCCTTCACTTTGGACTAGGAATGCAATCTTGTTCAACTTGCTCGCCAACTCCAAGCGCCGGTCGAACAACATTACCTTATAGTTGGCATTGGCGATCTTCGCATTCAGATCATTCTGTGACTTCATCTCCATCACTGTCTGTTTCGCAAGCGTCTTTTGCGCGAAGTAGGTGATGACAACGACGAAGAAGGTCGCCAGACCCAGGAAGCCAGCGATCGTATCCCCCAATAGGTTCAGGCCATAACTCTCTATGAATTCTTTCATCGCGGTCGCTTTTTTGTTGTAGCATCTGTTACTTGGCTAGAAAGTTGGAAGCGGCCAAACTCCTGCCTCTACCATTTTTTGGAGAATGTCTTCTCGCCCCCATTCCTTCAATATGTCTTCGGTCGTTTTGCTACTGGAAACAGGCACGACCCAAAACCGTTTACCCCGAAGCCGCTCCGTTTCCGGGTCCGTCGGGTTTTTGTACAGTGCGACGAGGAATTCCAACTGATTCAGACACGTAACTTGTTGTTGCAGTGCGACGAACGGCGCTGGAATGCCGCTCATCTCAAAAGGAACTTCCCAATTAAAATCAGGGTAGATATCCGCAATCTCTTGGCGGTCGCCATCAAGCCAAATCCTCAGCGTCAATAACTTGTCCCAACGATCCCCCTCACGTTTCCCCTTCTCGGAAATGTACTTTTTTACGTCGTAGGGCGGCAGCTTCGCTACCTCATCCACATCTAATTGCCTGACCTCAAAATCGAAATCAAACTCGCGCTCGTAAGCCCAGGGACCGGGGTTTGCGGTTATGAAAAGGTCCTCATCAAACTTCGTCAGATGTACCTTGCAAACTTGCGCATACTTTTCGAGATAGTCGGCGAAGGCCTCGTTCCTTGATTGCGCGTTGATCGCAGATAAGGCGAGTTCCGATTGCTGACCGGTATAATAGGCCGATAAGGCCGCGCTCACAGCCGCAACAACGTTCAATGCTCCACCAAAAACCAGCCCGATCCCGAAGATTAGTGACTTATGTTTTGAAAGGAACGCTTTAAACCTAGTAAAAAAAGTAGATCGCCGGTAGCGCATCTGCTTCCCAATAGTTCTGGGAGCGAACGGCAATTTTAATCGACTGCGTTTTCGCAGTTGGTTTTGTTGTAGTGTATGCGGTCTTCGCATCTTGGTCCCCATGTTACCCATCGAGAACATCGCTGAAAACTCGCTCAGATTGCAACTGTTATCACTATGAACAGGAAGCAAGCTTGAACAGCATCGCCTCTGCCTTGCTGGCAAATTCGACCTCCGCCCCGCATCTCTTGCCGGTCTGCACATTCAGAACATTCGTCCAATGGTAGCCACCGAGTTTCCCGTAAAGGAGCAGGCTCACGACAGCCGCGTTTAAGTGCTGCTGGCCTGTGATCGTCCGACCATAGGCTTCGCCGTTTTCGTTATCGGCGTAGGTGAGCTGGGTTAGGTCGTAAGTGTCGTTGAACAGCAATTGCCAGACGCCTTGACGCACCTCGTAGGGATCGACTTCGACAAACATTGTATGCGGCATTTTCTTCCTCACTGTTTCCTGTGAGGTATTTATTCGTCCTTGTCGGATTTCCTGTCCTTCGGCTCGGACATATCGAGGGCATCGCGGGCATCTGTGAGAACGCCTACTCGTGGGATTTTAGGATTGAGCGCCCATCGTTGCGCCGCACGAACCAATCCCTCTGCGATGGAAAGACCGATCATCCCTAGCACGAACGCAAGCCCGCCATTCGCCGCCGCGTCGATGGGGTCCAAGTGCATCCAACGTGCGACCAGCGGGGCCAAATAGACCGCGCATAGTGATCCCGCGAATGCACCTGTCATGATGTCTAGGGTTAGTTTCTTGCCCTGGATGGCGATGCGAACGATTGCACCGGCAAGGCCAGCGAAGAAGTGTGCGGGATTGATTCCGATTGCGGTAAGGAGCGCTGCGAAGCTTTCGAACATGATGGGTCTGCCTGTTATGAACCCATCGATCCTGCGAGTTCTGCTCCACTATTTAAGTGAACTGTAGAAAAAGTAGCGTCAGATGAGTTGACGGCTCCGTCGTTATGTATTGCAATTTTGCATCGCTCGTTGAATTAACAGATCATAATGCGCGGTCGAGTTGCGAATCCCTGCAGAATTGATAGTGGTTGATCGTTCTGTTTTTGGGGGATTATCATGCAGAAAAAAGGTTTCACCACATTCCTACTTTGGCTTCTCTGCTTAGTTGGCGTTTGTGGCATTCATCGCTTCTACGTAAACAGACCAATGACCGGTCTTATCTGGCTGTTTACGTTTGGTTTGCTCGGCTTTGGTCAACTTTTCGATCTTTTCTTCTTGGGATCGATGACGCGGCAAGCAAATCTTTTGGCTGGTTTGCAGAATGCAGGGCTTAACCACAACAACAACGTCAACACCGTTGCTCCGATCTTCAACGTTCATGTGAATGTGCCAACTGCTGCCCCTGTAGCGCTGGCAGCTGAACCGACGAAGACCGTTTAAATGTTCTTCACAAAATGCGCGATGGTCATCGCAGTTCTTGGCCTGCTCGGCGCGGTCGGGCAAATCTATCTCGGCTTCCAATACGTGCATATGGACATGCAGCAGCAAGTTGCTGCCGGTGTCAGCAGCGCCAAGCATTTTGACCGTGGCTCTAACATGCTGCTGTTCTCGTTCGCGCTCGGCACGGTCGCCGAAATCTCGTTCAACATCAGAAAGTATCTGGAAAAAGCGCAGAAGGATAACTGACCGGTGGTGATCGTTCGTAAAGTTGCTTTGGTGGCTTCGCTCTGCTTGCTGTCAACGGCGGCGCTGGCAGATGAGATCGCACAGAGCGTTTCGCAATCCGATGACTTCAACAAACACCAGAAGGCATTCGTGACAGCCGCTCGTAGGCTTGTTTCAGTTGGCACTTGCAAGGTGTCTGATTTTGAAGAGGTCGGTGGATTTTTGAAGTCGATGAACCATAAGAACAAGCCCATCTATTTCACCTACTGCGGCGGGATGACGATCCCTAATCGGCTTTACCTAAATGTCTCAACGGGCGAAGTCTTTAAGTGATCAAGCCTGCTTCCAGTTGATGCCGTTGGCATCGCACCAGCCCGCATAGGTGGTCTTGCTGGTCTTGGAGATCGTCTGCTGTGCGTTCTGGAAAACGATGGTCACGTCCCAATCCGGGTGTTGGGATTTGATCGCCTTGTGCTTGGCTCTGTCCTCTGCCGTGAAGCGTCCTTTTGCCTCCACGATCTTCTTGCCCGTCACGTCGATGAAGTCGGGCAGATACTTCTTCTCGACCGTGTATGTGAGCCGCATCGCCACATACGCGAATTCGGGTCCTAGTGTCTTTGCGACCTTCTGCTCGAACCTGTTCCTCACGGCTGCTTCCACAAGGCTATCTCAACCTGACGACGGAGAAGAAGCCCCTTTAAGGGCTTGCCGCCTGAATTGATCCATCGCAGCCAGGATCGTTCAATATCCGCGCGCGGAGCCTTTGCGTTGATGCGCTTGAGAAGCGTGGACTTGGCGAGATTGCCTTCACCGAGATTGAAGGTCCACGAAACGAGAGCGCCGCGTTGGTTCTCGGTCAATTTGACCTTTACCAGCCTTGCTATAGCGGCCTCGAAAACCGCCACGTCGGCCTCAAACAAGCGCTGGGCTTCGGCTTGGGTAATCATCTTCTTACCTACGTCGGCAGCTTTCACCGTCTTTGTGTGGCCCCACCCTATTGTCGGGATTTTCGCGGGACATAGATATGCGGTGAGTTTCAGACCTTCAGCGGTCTTGATGATGTTTTGTGCGGCAAGTGAAATCATGCCGGTATTTATTGGAAGCCGTCGATAGCCCGATGGAAAGCCACGATCCTGGTCAAACCGGCACTCACTCAAACCCAATGGAAAGCCCAGGAGCGGAGCGACCACACCACCGTAACGAAGTGGAGCGGAGCGACCAAAGAACAATGGCTATGCCGCGAGCAGCGAAGTGGAGTTCCCCAAATGGGAACGAGCGACAGCGACCGCGAGTAGCAGAGGTGAGCGGATTTGAGTGCCAACGAAAAACGCGAAGCGATGCGTGAAGCCGCATATGAAGTGCGGAGTGATATAGCCCAGAGGACTTCTATATCTATGATATAGATGTTCTTTGTGTTGTATTACTTCGTGCTACTCATTTATATTATAATGGCTCTAGGTCACCTACTACCTAATCAGCTTCAAAGTCTCATGAAGTGATAAATATAAGCGACCATAGCGGCGGTCAAAATCTCCATGCCCACTTGCCGGAACTGCTCTCTCCAAACTCCAGTTCCGGCATACTCTTGAATAATGACATAGGTTTAGGTCATCTGTTATAAATAATAACAGAAGCGCGGTGAGAGAACGCTTCAATAACAAATGGAGATTTCAATGAAAAATATTCAACCCGAAAACAAATTGTCTGCGCAAGATGTTCTGAACCGTATCCTCGGCAAAGAAGATGAAGCGCAAGTAAGAGCAGCCGTCACGGACAAGTTGATGGCCCAATTTTCCAGAGCGAAAAAGTATCAGGAAGATCGTGGAGTGGTTTTCACACTGACCTTCGATCAACTGCTCTCCAAGATCACGCCGTCGCGCTGGAAGCGCATGGAAAGCAAGATGCGTAGCGGCGAGTACAACGACTTCATGAAGAGCGCCTACGGCTATGTGATCACGTGGAAGAACCGTGAAGCCCTCAATTCCAAGGTGATGAACATCGACACTGTCGCATTCCTAAATCGCGAAGACAGCAAACTCAATTCCCGCTTCATCAAAGGCGATAAGCACACGGATAAGGCCAAAGCGGCAATTGGCAACTCCCGTCGCGGCAAGAAGATGAGCGACGAGACAAAGAGCAAAATCAGCGCGAAGAAGACCGGCGTGAAGCAGGATGCAGAAGTCGTTGCAGCTCGCGCAGCCAAACTCAAAAACAAGCCGAAGTCGGAAGAACACAAGGCTCGCATGGCCGAGGCAGCACGTCAGCGTTGGGCAAAAGTCCGAGAAGCAAAGGCCGCTCTTGGAGCGTCAGAGCATAAATAAACATGAACACAGCGTTGTCGGAAACTCGATGTGTTTCGAGTGGCGGCGTGGTGTTTGATAACTCCTTCTTTGATGAACCCACACGCTTTCCGACAACGGCGTGTGGGTTATTTCATGGAGGAAATAATGATCAACGAGACCAACAACAAAGAACTGATCGCGGCGCTGAAGAACGCCGAAGCGGCGCTGGCAAAAGCGCAGAACGCGATCACAGCATCGATTGCAAAATACGAGCGCGCAAATCACCCACACACTAACTTCATGGGCGACCCCTGTCATTGTGGATACTGCCGCCTTCGCAGAAATCTCAGTGGGGGCTACATCGGATGAGTACCAAGGGCGGAAAAATCAGCGACGAGACAAAGGCGAAAATCTCAGCCAGCCAGAGGGCACGGTGGCAGCGAATTCGCGCACAGGTCCAACTAGGCGAAACCCATGAGACACGATGCGCTGGCACAGAGGTCGCGCAGATCGTCTATCTCATCCAGCGCGTCCGAAGCTGGATCAAAAACTAAAAATAATAAGGAGGCAAAAACCCCATGACCATTTCAGCGAATACATTTTCAGACATTTTCGAGGTAGTTCAGACCGTAATCAAGACCCACCCCGACGCTCTGGCGCTAGATCCGATTGCGGACCTCAAGGCGAAATCCACGGTGCGTATCCCCTACACGCGAAAGCCGAAACTGAACGCTTCTTCCGCGTATATGACAATTTCCAAGTCGCACAAAAACTGGATCGGCTTGCTGCTGGGTGAACTCTTGCATTTCGTGACCGGTGCGCAAGCTGACATCACGATCATGCACACGAGCGCGAGCGCAAAGAGCAGCGTGAAGAAGGCAACGCAGACATGGTACGAATTCGTCACCGAACTTTACAAGGATAAGATCACCAACCGAAACGACATCAGCGAGGCGCAAGCCCGCCAGTTGGTCAAACTCATCGATCTGCTCTCCAGCACCGGCTTCAAACTCCGTGCCTGTGGCTCAATTGAATTTGTCGATGAGAATGGGCAGGTGCTTTGATGGCAATCGAACCGAAAATTGATACAACGCGGACACTGATTTTCACCCTGCGTGGTAATTCACCGGCGTGGATTCTCAAGCCGACGCCCTTTAAGCAGATTCAAGCAGGTATCGATTTGAGGCGTCGCATCACTAACCTCTTAAATGGAGGTGCGGAATGAGCGCTTACGAGCCAATCATCATCAACGGTAAGACCGTGTTTGTGCCGGTAGAGCAGCAACCGCAGCCGGTAACGCGGCTAGCTGCACCGAAGCCGAAAGCGCCATACGTGAAGCGGATAGGCAAGAAATATTGTGAACGTAGAAACTGGCGGTGA